AGAAGTTTCAACCGGCGGATGCCGGAGGAGGTTAATAGAGTATTAACAGATAATATATCTGATATACTGCTGTGTCCGGATCAACATTCAATTGAAAGACTCCATCTAGAGGGTATACACAATAACACACATCTAGTTGGTAACTTACAAATTGAGCTGCTCCGGAGTGTTATGGATTTAGAGGACTCACAGCAATATGAATTTAAGTATAGCCTACTCACTATACATAGAGATTACAACACCGTCCCGGCTAAGATTAAGAATTTCTTTGACGAGCTGAAAGACGTTGATATGCATTTTATCTTCCCAGCACATCCTAGGACTAGTAAGATTATATCCGAGCACAATATTAAGGTACCAGATAACGTACACATAAAAGGGCCGTTCTCTTATCTACACACACTACAACACTTAAACGGTTGCGAGTATGTTGTTACTGATTCGGGTGGATTGCAATTAGAGAGCTGGTATCTCGGTAAAAAATGTCTAGTCTTAAGGACGGAAACAGAATGGATCGATGCAGTTCGATCCGGTAATAGTATGCTATGTAATAATGGCACTCCGCGAGTTAGTGAGTGTATTGACTTACTGATTAATCAACCTACAGTAAATTGTTACGATCTGCCTCTCAACACTAGCGAGCTCATATTTAAGCATATATTACCGAGTGGGAGATGTCGACGTGTAGACGTTATTTGATTTTCAGCATTCATATACTATAATATATGTATGATAATTGAACAAGAACTGTATGATGGTAATCTAATACACAAGCGATTCGCGTACAATCATTTTAGAGACAGAACACTACCAATTGGTAACATAGTAGCGTTTAGAGCACCCATGCTTGTCGAAGCAGAGGGAATGATTGATGAGGAGGATATAATTAAAGGTGAGTATATTTATAGTGATGATGCTATTAACTTCTGCTGGGAGATACCTGGATTGGATCCATTCGGAGCGGTAGCCTACCAGCGACTCCTCAACACATTAATGGCTCAAATACTCAGCAAGAATTTTATCGCGGCTCCGATTGAGGTTGATGGTGATGATTTGATTGTACACAAGGAGCATGAACAGGGTGGTATCGTACAACAGAAAGGTAAGTGTAGTGTTAGTATCACTTATAGTAATAATAGCGTCGCGATCGGGCATACCGGTATTAATGTTACGGCTGGTAGAAGAGCTCCGGCTCATGCTTTTAGTACTAATCTATCCGATGATAACTGTATTAAGTTTATGAAGGAGATTATTGATATGTTCTATGTTCTAAATGACGATCTATTCATAGCTACTACTAAGGTTATAGTTTAATGTAAAAGTTAGTGACTTTTTTTAATACATTAAACGATGTACTCTTCTACAAGAAGGGTAATCAGTTAAGCAACGTTGATCACTATACCGACTTCAGTCCCTTTTTAATCAATCGATGGGTGAGTATGTATTCGCCGGACATGTGTAGTATTATTAATGATACTATGAATAGATATCATAGCTTGTTCGATGACAAGCGACAGATGTACAAATTGTATTTAAATTTGCTACCTAAAGTGTCTAGTAAGTATATTAGATATATAAAGAAAAAAAAGGTAGACAAGGATAAAGTTGATACAGAGGAAGAGGAACGCGTGAATGCTCTTGCGAAAGGACTTGAACTTTCAAAATGAGAGATAAATACTTATATAAAATATGAGCGCGAACATCGACCAACTAGCACCAACTAAGAGTTTAATTGACCTAACGAAATACTCGAGCGACGAATTTACATTACCAGATCATGCTATTACAGATCTGTTCGATGATTTAATTCTAGCAGAATATACTGACGTATCACAAGATGGTACAGCTATTAAGAGAGGTGAGATTTGGGTACCCTTAAACGCATCACCTAAGGCATGGAGAATTGGTAAGGTACTCAAGGTAGGTAAGAGTGCGAAGAATGTTAGTGTAGGACAGGATATTGTGTTCCCTAGTGATAAGGGAGTACCAGTGTCGAAGCTACAGTATATTGACGAGAGTGGAGAGACTCGGAGAGTCGAATACGGGGTATTTCTAAATGAAGAGAGGTTGTTCGGTGCTGTCACACAGGTCGGCGGATGAAGCTAGGTGCACCTACTCTAAAGGGTCTACTCGATAATAACGTACTAGAAATAAAGTTTACACGTCGGAGGCCACGTGCAGACGTCCCGGCTACTCGCCGGATGTTATGTACAAATAGTCAAGGCATATTGTTATCAGAAAACGGATTAAGTATACTTAATTATCACCCAGCCGGTGGAAGACCGTCATATGATAAAGAGCTATTTAATATAGTGATCGCCTGGGATATAATGAAACAAGACTATCGATGTATTAGTGCTGACAATTGCGAGCTCATAACACAGCTCCCGGCTGATGATGCATTCTGGGAATATTTTAATACGAACATACTTGTTATGACAACCGAACAAAAAAACGCTTTTATGAACTCATGAGAATTACAGAATTAGAAGATCACCTCAAACCGATACTACAGGATAGTATTGAGATAGTATCCGAGAAGACCAAAAAGATTATCCGGAAAGGAACGTTGATATTATATTCAATAAAGGAATTTTATATAACATTAATCATAAGAACAACGAAAGGTGAAACCAAGCAGTATCACATGCCGTTTCCGTTTGACTTCGAGCTATCAAAGAATAGCTTAAAATTTGATTACGAGCTTCATCATGTCTATCAGACAAAAAAAGCTCTTCAAGATATAGTTGGTGATTTAGGAGACTCCAAGTCACCATTCTACGATAATATTATCGACATTCGCCGGCTTTAGGTACAGGTACTTAAGCTTTAGGAAACGTTACTTAAGACCGTTGGGTCTGTTATAACTTCCAGGCAGTCTTGTTACACAATGCACCTATAGACAGACTATAGATACATTAAGTATAACGTTACCACTTCCAGTGTAGCCTGTATGTTATAGAGTGCACTTATAAAGATCTTAGCTTTAGTGGAGAATTCCAACCTGTAAACTCCGGTCATTACTGACCGCTAAGACACGCTGACGTTAGTCAATGGTTCGGTGCAATGTAACGTTTTATCGTTACCGTTTTTGCCTGTCACTCAACAGTGGTTTAATTTAGCTCGTCCCTTCCAGCAGTTACCATCTGCCGAGTCAAATCCAACCACTCCGAGGTAACTACTCCTCACGCTCGTGTACCGAAAGCGCCAGCCGGTGATGATATAGCGTTGTTCCGCACTTGGTCACCATTAATATAATAAGCACAAATATATCATTATCCAGCTTAAATATTGATATAGCATGAAAAAAAATCCATTCCACTTTGAAATCAAAGATTTGCTAATTCAATTTGTAGCGGCTTTTGATGATGTTGTTATAGGCAGATACAATAGGGCGCGGGAATTGCAGGACCAACTCGCGGTTAAATATGTATATGCTCCTAAGCAGAGAGTGTTACATGACCTGGTTAATAAACCTCAACACATAACAGTACCGGCTATCGCTGTTAGTATAAGCAGTATAACCCGAGATAATGATAGAGTGTTTAATAAGATAGCTGGGAGTTATTATCAGAGAAATCAATCTCTTCCGGATGGTTTAATAAAGACTGATTATATGCCACAACCGGTACCTGTAGATATAGGTATTAATATGTCGGTAATAACTAAATACCAGACCGACATGGATCAAATTTTAACTAACTTTATACCGTACACCGATCCTTACATAATTATCAGCTGGCAAAACCCGGATGTAAATCTCTCAATACCTCAAGAAATTAGGAGTCCGGTTGAGTGGTCCGGTAGTATAAGCATGGCTTATCCAACTGAGCTTGCCGGCAATCAACCATATAGGGTAACAGCAGACACTACGTTCATCATTAAGGGCTGGATGTTTAAGGCGGAGCAGAGACAGATTCCGAACATTTTGACAGTGAGTGTTAATGCTGAACATGTGTTACACAATCAACAGATAACCAACAAAGGGGTTATATATGAAATAGATAACGAAGTACTGACTCCTCCTAAATTCACTATAGACGAAGACTATGACGGTTGACAACACAGATCCGGCTCCATGGAGGCGACCATGGATATTTTACGGTCGACGATACATCCCTGGACATACTATTGAGAGGTCTCTACTCGATGAAGGAACCGGGAAAAATGTCGTCGAGTTCAACACATATGACATGGCAGATACTAATCGAACTCGCTCAGTATACTCTGCCTTGCCTAAAATAACTAATATGTTTTTGTATGAATACCCTGGTGGTGACATCATGGGTGGATATCACAGTGAAGGTCTAATACCATTATCAGGTGTACAGCTAGAGGTCTGGGGTTATAACTTCGCCGGGCTTCCAGCCGCCGGAGACATGTCCCCGCCTAGAGCACTTGATCGAAAGCGGAGAGGTTTAAACACTATGCACCTGTACGTTAGTGCGACTCCCGGGGTCTTCCGGGACGATGACTATACGATAGTCGATAGATATACAACTATAGATCTCCTCTCTGCAAAGAACCCGACCTTTAAGGGTATTAAGTTGAGATATGAATTGGTACCGGTAATAGATAGGTCTAAATCGGTAACACAGTCTAATCCAAAAACTATATTTTATACCCAGAAAAATAAACTAAGATTCCGTCTACCAGCTATATATGAGAATGAAGGATGTATCGATATAATCGTAGCGAATGCAGCCGGTTATACTACACTAAATACACTAACTAACGAGTTAGTCTGTAACTTATAATCCTAGCTTGTAGAGCGTATCGACTAAAGACTGATCAATATGATCATCAATAACGCTAATAACCTCGTCGGTAACATCAGATAGATACTCTTCCTCTAGATAGTATTTCTTGTTAAATTGAGTCTTCTTATCAACTAACAACCCTACATCAGTAGATGCATTCACCGGGCAGGTCTCGTCGGTATAGGAGGCTTCCGGAAGCCTTTTATTCATATCAAATCTAATATCTAAATTTAACAACACGTGGTTAATGTCTCTAATTAAACTTTCATAAGGAACAATAATAGACACCGCTTCGTTTTGTCTATACAACTCTAACCAATTATAATAGCTCTTATTATACCGCTGGCACATATTCTTAACGATCGCTGGTGTGAGCTTCTTATTAGGAAACCTAAACTTCTTATAGCTTAGCACATATGGTATGGGTTTTTTTATACTAAAAATATATCCCAATCCTGGTATTGCTTCTAGCAACGCCTTTGGAGAGTAACGCAGAGGGTAGCCGTCTACCGAAAAGACTACACCCTTCCTAGTTTTTTTCTTCACCCACTCCTCGTGACTATTAGTACCATCTCTCGTATTAGACAGATCGTACATGCCATGCTTCCACCCTAAGATGCTACCAAACACATGAACATCTATAAAGTTTAACTCTATAAGTCTCTTCAGGTAGTTAGTACCGGTTCTTATCTCACCATACTGCTTGATATAACTACTCACGCCACTCCCCATCTATTAGCTATTCGATCTCGAATCCTATCGCATGTG